TGGCAACACCGGAAGATGATTGATGGCTGTCGAAACCGCTACAGAACGAGCGATATTTTTTGAAGCAGATGACTTTGCTGTCACTGCCAGCTATACGCCATCGGGCGGTTCAGCCACAAACATCAACGGCATTTTTGACAACGAATATTTCGAGGCAGATGCTGGCGGCACGATAGGCATCGCAATCCAACAGCCGCGCTTTCAATGCCAGACATCTGATGTTTCGTCTGCCGCAGAGGGTGATGCAATCACAATCAATTCGGTGGCGTACACAATCCGCATCGTGCAAGACGATGGCACTGGTGTCACAACGCTTGTTCTGGAGCAGAACTAATGGCGCACGTTAGGAAGTTAATTCGTGATAACATCACGACCACATTGACCGGCCTGACGACCACGGGAAGCAATGTTTTTCAAACGCGGTTTTTCCCATTGGAAGATACAAAACTTCCCGCGCTGTGTATTTACACCAAGTCCGAAGACACAGAATATTCGACAATGACCAAGCCGCGCACACAGATGCGTCAGCTTGAGGTCAGTGTTGAAGCCTATGTCAAAGGCACTGCCAATCTGGACAATACGCTGGACACGATTGCAGTTGAGGTCGAAGAAGCATTGCAGACTGATTTGACACGCGGCGGCAGGGCAAAGGATACGCAAGTCGTCAGCTTTGAAGCTGACTTCACACCGGATGGAGAACAAACAGTTGCGGTTGGCAAGTTTACAGTCGCAGTCAGTTTTGCTACACTTGAGAACGATGTTGAAGGGGCGGTTTAAAATGAAGCGCGTCACAGTATATGATGAAAATGGCAACGCGATTAATTGCTGGCCTGATACAGCAAAAAGATTGATTGCCAATGGATATTCGGAAGAAGAGCCGAAGAAGGGCAAAAGTCGGAAGCCCAAAAAGTCCGACGAGGTTGCAACCGAAGTTGATGAGGACTAAATCATGGCAACACACGCGGGATCAGAAGGACTTGTAAAAGTCGGCGGCAACACCCTTGCCGAAGTTCGTTCATTCACCCTTGATATTTCCGGCGAAGTAATTGAAGACACCAGCATGGGCGACAGCTTTCGCTCATATAAGGCCGGTCTTGGTACATACACCGCATCGGTCGAATGTTTCTTTGATGAGACTGACGCGGCGCAAGGTGCGTTGGATGTTGGTTCATCTTTGACGCTGGAACTGTACCCAGAAGGTGCGGCGGCTGGCGACACATATTTCACCGGCACAGTTATCGTAACCGGCAAATCAGTAAACTCATCTTTTGACGGTATGGTCGAAGTTGCGTTCACTGCACAAGGCACCGGCGGGATTACTGAAACAACTGTATAACTAGACAGACGGGGGTGGCACCATGTCTAAACTTGGCGAACAAATACGCGCAAACAAATCATCCACACGCACACGCATTGAAGTGGCAGAGTGGGGTGATGGTGAGCCGTTGGTTTTGTATGCTGGCGAATTGCTTTGCGGCGAGTTCAACAAACTGCAAAGAAAGCATCCAGACTTCCTAAACAATCAGACAATCGAAGCACTTGTTGATTTGATTATTATGAAGGCCGAAACGGATCAGGGCGACAGTGCTTTTGATTTGGATGATAAGCCAATTTTAATGCGTCAGCCATTGACGACTGTGACCAATGTTGCAAGTCAGTTGATGGGCAATCTTGACACCATTGAGGACGCGGAAAAAAACTAAAAAGCGATCAGTTTTTGTTCGTAATGTACGGGCTGGCTGATCGCTTAAACAAAACCATCGCAGAGATTGAATGTTTGCCATATAATGAATTGGTCGGCTGGCTGGCTTATTTGGAGTTTTTAGATGGCGCAGGAAAATCTTAATATTGTCATCAGGGCGTTTGACAAAACGTCTGCCGGATTTCGTAAGGTTCGGGATGGTCTTGGTGGTATTTCTAAAAGAGTTTTGAACGTCAGAACAGCCGTTGCCGGTCTTGGTGGCGCACTTGCATTGAAACAGTTTTCGTCACAGATTGACGACATAGCAAAGCAATCTGACCGGCTTGGCATCACAGTCGCACAGCTTCAATCGTTGCAGTTCGCCGCATCGCAGACAGGTACGGACGCTGGGGAACTTAAAAAGGGTTTTGAGCGTTTCAATAAATCCATCTCCGAAGCATCAACCGGCATCGGAACAGGTGTTCGCGCCTTTGAGATGTTGGGTGTGTCAGTTACCAACACCGATGGGTCACTAAAAAACAGCAACCAATTATTGAATGAAGTCGCTGACGGGTTTACTGGGGTTCAAGACCCAGCAGACAGGGTTCGCATTGCGATGGATTTGTTTGGTCGTTCCGGTGCTGGAATGGTCAATATGTTGCAGAACGGTTCAGAAGAACTCAACGCAATACGAGATCAATTTAGCGACTTGACCATTGAACTGACGGGGGAGCAGGCAAAAGCAGTCGAGGAAGCCAATGACAGGTTTGATGCGTTGGGGCGCACATTCACATCCATCGGGCATCAAATAACATCTGTAATGATGCCAGCACTTGCGAAAGTTGCGACATTCTTGACAATCAATTTGTTGAAGGCGATTGCAAAGGCGATTTCCGCTATGCGCGGGTTGGCAAATGTATTTATTGACACCATCAACCTTATTTCTGGAAGACTGTTCGAGGATATAGAAAAATCAACGCTTGGTGAGGAAACGGAAAAAAGGTTGCTCGAAATTGTTGACGCTTTTAACACTTTGCCTGAGTCAATAACTTCAGCGACTGAGGGCATCAACAGCAATACCAATGCTATTGATAGACAGGAAACCACACTGCAAAAAGCAAAAAAAGCATTTGATGACTACGCAGACGCGGCACAAGAGGTGCAAGCCAATCTTGCGAATGTCGCATTGAAGGGCGTGCAAAGTCTGGAAGATGCGTTGGTCGGTGTTGTCACCGGCGCAACAAGCGCGAAAGATGCTTTCCGTTCAATGGCGCAATCCATCATTGCTGATCTTGCGCGAATGGCTATTCAAAAATCGATCACCGCGCCAATCGCCGGAGCATTGGGTGGATTGTTCGGCGGTAAGGCAATCGGCGGTTCAGTACAGCGCGGCAGGCCGGTCATGGTTGGTGAACGCGGTGCAGAATTATTCGTGCCATCATCATCTGGCTCTATTGTCAGCAACAAGAATTTGGCGGGTGCTGGTGTTGGCGGTGCTGGCATTACAGTCAATCAGACCATAAACGTCACCACTGGCGTTCAGCAAACTGTTCGATCAGAGATTGTGAACTTGATGCCGCAGATTGCTAACGCAACGAAAGCGGCTGTGGCTGATAGTCGTTTGCGCGGCGGGTCATTCAGTAAAGCGTTTGGGGGTTAATCATGGCAATCAGTTATCCGCTATCAACGCCCACCAATAAAACAGTCGCAGAGATTACACTGATTGCCAGAAACGTGGTCGGTGTTTCGACATCGCCATTCACGTTCAAACAGCAGACATATCAGTTTGCCGGTCAACGCTGGGAAGCCGACATAAAACTGCCGCCGATGCAACGTGTGAACGCTGAAGAATGGGTGACGTTTTTGACCAGCCTGTATGGGCAAAAAGGCACGTTCTTGCTTGGCGATCCGCTAGGCGGTACAGCGCAGGGTTCGGCATCAACAGCCGCAGGGACACCGGTGGTCAATGGAGCAAGTCAGACCGGCGACACATTAGCGATAGATGGTCTGCCAGCAAGTGCCACGAACTATCTGAAAGCCGGTGATTATATCCAGCTTGGTTCTGCCGCAACAGCACAGCTTTATAAAGTGTTGACCGACACCAGCAGTAATGGTTCGGGTCAAGCAACGCTGGACATCTGGCCTAACTTGCGGTCATCACCGGCTGATGGATCGACAGTAGTGATATCTAACGCGAAGGGCGTGTTCCGGTTGAACGACAACGCAAGCAGTTGGAACATCAATAATATGGGTCTGTACGGCATCGCCTTCGGTGCGGTGGAGAGCCTATGAGCCGGAACCTAACAACAGCAGTCCAGAACCAACTTGCGGCATCTGAATTAGAGCCGTTTTTTGCTATCAAGCTGGGGTTCGATAGCGGAGATGTTCGGGTGTGGACTGGATACAATGACATCACAATCGC